ATATGCTTATTAATGTAGTTCCTTCCGCCGATTATGACTTGGGCTATATAATTAATGTTCCTTATCCTGTCCGTTTACTTAAAAGTGTTCGAGCCACTCATCATACATAGAATCATATGGAATCGTCCATAAGATTTGTCCGTACTCACGAGCAACTCTGTTGTATCGTTTAGCAAGGTTCTCATAGTATTTCTTTCCATGATGGAAAGCAAACTTGAAAGCCTCCTTAACATGTACTGCCATCGTTTCCTCCTCTAACTCATTCTCTGATGGTCGGATCCAGTTGAAAAGTTCCTGAATTGTCTCCTCATCAATTGCTGCAAAATATCTAAATTGTGCATCTTTAATGGGGACACATTTCAAGAAATCTGCCTCGCCTGGTTTCAACCATTTCATTTCTGGGTTCTTCTTGGGGTCTGTCAATGTGCACCCTATCGTATCAAACCATCCACGTTGTACTGTGGTTGGATTATACCAATCTGTTATATATGGGACGGGTGCTAATGTCGCGTCGTCTCCCATAAACGCTGCTGCTACGTCTCTAAAGAAATCATCTGCTGTTGCTTTAACTCCTGCTTTCGCAGCCAAGTCTAGGTAAACCATACCTTCGGCTTGGACATGTGAAATTGAGTTGATTTCTATCGTTCCTTTATCTCCTGATGCTTCGCCATCATAGGCCTCATACACAATGTTTCCATTAATATGAATTCTCTGAGTGCAAGCATATGCATTGCGTTGTCTTGTCTTATAGAGATCTACATCTCCAGTCAGAATAAATTCTGATTGGGACAAGACCTCCCATGCTGAATGTATAAGCACTGCTCTCATTGCCTTTCCATCCCACTGTTCTACATCATAATTGATTCGTTGTGATGCATTCTTGTTGTTTAGTTCCATCTGTATGTCAGACATACCTGTTCCAAATATATCGAGCCCTAATGCATGTTGCATATCGAGTCCCATTTGCTTGTAGTAAGATAACAATCTACCATACAGCATGGTTCTAACAATCAACTGAGCCATGTTGCAATTATTAAATGTTCTAGTTTTTCCTTGTTCCACTTTTGCAAGTGGACGCAATTCGTCTTTCAAACAATCTGCATAATAATTACAATATGTCTCTCCTCCTTCTGCGTATGATGCATAAACTTTCTTTATCTCCTCACGCATAAAAGTTATCGGTTCATAGTATGGTTCTTGGTCCGAACCCCTATTAATTAAATATCCCAACTTACCTGGTAGGTTAGCTGGTTTATGTA